ATGGGCGTTCGCTCACAGACTCAGTACAAGCAAGAGTACTTGGGTACATTGTTCACCTCTGACATGCTGTACGGCGTGAAAGAGTTGCGTGATGAAGCAGCCGTTGCAATCGCAATGCCTGCCTAATTAGGCTAAGGGGGCTCTCTTCGGAGGGTTCCCTCTTTTGTTAAAGGGCTTTAGTTAGAGTCCTTCACCAAGAGTTCAACAAGGAGAAAACATGGCTATTTATCGTGGTCTGGGTGGTGCTGGTTCTAACGAACAAGACGCTTCCATAACAGTTATTACAACAAAGGCGCTGGAAGCCGCTACAAGTGCAACCAACGCTGCGACATCTGCTTCTGCTGCTGCTACATCAGCAACTAACGCCGCTACGTCTGAGACTAATGCGGCTACAAGTGCTTCTAATGCTTCCTCATCATCTTCTTCTGCATTGGCAAGTAAAGAAGCAGCATTAGCTAGTGCTGGCTCAGCCGCTTCTTCTGCTTCTTCCGCAGCTTCTAGTGCTTCTAACGCTTCTTCCTCAGCATCTGCGGCTGCTACAAGCGAATCTAATGCCGCTACGAGCGAAACCAATGCCGCTGCTAGCGAAGCAGCAACTTTAGCCATCTACGGGAACACAACAGCGATGAACGCTGCTGTCGCCGCTGCTGCTACAAGTGAGACTAACGCCGCCGCTAGCGAGAGCGCAGCCGCAAGTAGTGAGACTAATGCAGCTACCTCTGCTTCTAACGCATCTGTTTCAGCAGGTAACGCAGCTTCTTCTGCTACCGCCGCTTCTAATAGTGCATCCGCAGCTTCAACAAGTGCATCTAACGCTTTGGCATCTGAGTCAGCCGCTGCGTCTAGCGCAACTAACGCCGCCGCTAGTGAGAGCGCCGCAGCAGGTTCAGCTTCCGCTGCATCTACCAGCGCCTCAGAAGCTGCTACAAGCGAGACAAACGCCTCTACAAGTGAAACTAACGCAGCCGCCTCTGCCTCTGCTGCCTCAGCAAGCGAATCTAATGCGTCAGCATCTGCCTCCGCTGCTGCCACAAGTGAAAGCAACGCCGCTACAAGTGCAACAAACGCCGCTAATAGCGCCTCAGCCGCTTCAACAAGCGCGACTAATGCCGCAGCCTCAGAAACCGCAGCAGCAGCCTCAGAAGCCGCCGCAGCCGCTTCATTTGACGCTTTTGATGACCGTTACCTAGGCTCAAAGACATCTGACCCTTCTGTGGACAATGATGGTAATGCCTTGTTGACTGGTGCTCTATACTTCGACTCAGTAACCGGTGTTATGAAAGTATGGAGTGGTTCAAACTGGATTGCTGCTTACGCTTCATTGTCAGGTGCTATGTTTGCATCTAACAACTTGTCAGACGTTGCTTCTATCTCCACTTCTCGTAGTAACCTTGGTTTGGGTACAACTTCTAATGTTGTATTTAACCAATTAGAAACTACCAATGGTTTGATTGTTGGCGGTGATTTAACTGTTAACGGTACTTTGTCTACCATTAACACTGAAAACCTTGCTGTTTCGGATAACATGATTTATCTGAACGAAGGTAGTACGATTACTAACCCTGACCTCGGCTGGTCTGGTAACTACAATGACGGTACTTATGCACACGCTGGTGTATTCCGCGATGCTACTGATGGTCGTTATAAGTTTTATGACGGCTACACACCAGAGCCCGGTGTTGAAATTAACACAGGTCATGCTTCGTTTAACTTAGCCAGCGTTCAAGCTGGTACTTTCTACGGCGCTCTGAGTGGCAATGCTTCGACAGCAACTGCTCTTCAAACGTCACGCACAATCAGTCTGACAGGCGATGTTAGCGGCTCTGCCTCATTTAATGGTACTACTGACGCTACAATTACCGCTGTTGTGGCTGATGATAGTCACTCTCATAGCACTGCTACGATTACTGGTTTAGACGCTGCTTTGACTAGCTATGCGCCAAAAGCGTCTCCTGCTTTAACAGGTACGCCAACAGCACCCACAGCAGCAGTCGGTACTAATACCACACAACTAGCTACGACAGCTTTTGTTAATTCTGAGATTGCGAACGATGCTCCTACCAAGACAGGCGGTGGTGCTAGTGGCACTTGGGGTATCAACATTACTGGCAACGCAAACTACGCTACGACAGCCGGTTCAGCTCCCGCCTCTGATGTTTACTCATGGGCTAAAGCAGCTTCCAAACCTTCTTATACATATAGCGAAGTTGGCGCTCCATCAACCACAGGCACAAACGCCAGCGGTACTTGGGGTATCAATATTACTGGTAACGCTAATACAGCTACAACAGCAGCTAACGGCGGTGTAACCTCTGTCAATGGCTCTACTGGTGCGGTAACAATTTCAGTTCCTCCTGCTTTTGACTCAGGTACTGTGATGCTATTTCATCAAACCTCTGCACCAACTGGTTGGACTAAAGCAACTAACCACACTGACAAAGCAATTCGAGTTGTTAATGGCTCGGTAGGTGCAGGTGGTTCTAATGGATTTGCTGCTGCTTTCGGAACACCCACAGTGACAGGTTCAGTTAGTTTGAGCGGTAGTGTTGGTGCTACTACTTTGTCAGAATCCCAAATTCCATCTCACCGACATTTGGTTATTAACAGCGGATACGCTAACATTATTGCTGGTTGGGGTTATCCTGTTACTGCAAGTAACCAAGTAGCGAGTGCTTATCAAGGACAAGGCTATGAAAACTACCACTTACAAGCACACTCATCAGACGCAAACGCTGGTCGGTCTTCTGCTACTGGTGGCGGCGGTTCCCATGACCACTCGTTCTCAGGCTCTGGTTCTTTAGGTAGCGCTTCCGCTTCTATCAACGTTGCTTATATTGATGTAATTATTGCTATTAAAAACTAATGAAACTAGAAGCTAAATCTAATTGCCCACTAGACGGGTTCAAGCCTTGTAGACAATTAGAGTGCGCTTGGTTTATAAAGATTCGCGGTCAAAATCCCAACACAGGCGAAGAAATAGACGATTACGGTTGTTCTATTGCTTGGATGCCTGTGTTGATGATTGAGAACAGCCAGCAACAGCGTCAAACAGGCGCTGCTGTCGAATCTTTCAGAAACGAGATGGTGCGTTCTAATGAAGTAAGTCAACAAGTCCTTATGGCAACTATACAACACGCAGTACCAACTACAAAATTTATAGAGGTGAAATGATGTCAGACTTGAATCCCATTGAATATGGGAGATTGCTAGCTAAGGTCGAGGGATTGGAAAGCAAAGTTAATAGCATGGATGCTGATATCAAGTGCCTCCTCGCTTTAGCAAACCAGAGTAAGGGCGGTTTTTGGATGGGGATGACAATGGCTTCATTGGCAGGGGGCTTCCTCACTTGGTTAGCACAACATTGGAGTAAGTAATGATAGACCCTGTTAGCGCATTTGCCCTAGCTTCTGGTGCCTTCAACATGATTAAGAAGGCAGTCGAAACCGGAAGGGAGATTGAAGATTGTGTCGGATATTTCGGCAAGTTCTTTCAGGGTGTTAGTGATGTAAATAAAGCAGAGGAAGAGGCTAAAAACCCTCCTCTGTTTCGTAAGCTATTCAACAGCGGTTCTGTCGAAGAAGAGGCTTTCCAAGCTGTCGTCCACAAACAGAAGATTCAGCAAATGGAGAATGAGCTACGAGAGATGATAACCTATCGCTACGGGATTGAAACATACCGCGAGATGTTGCAGATGCGTAGGCAGATAAGACAGGATAGGGAAAATACGGTATATAAACAGCAACAAAGACGTAAAGCCTTTTTGTGGAATAGCTTATATATGTCTTTAATATCTGTCTGTTTAGGTGCTCTGTGGTGGATGGTTTTGTTGTTTATAGAATTGAAGGGTAAATGATGGCTATATCGGCTGAATTAATTAAAGCACTAATGAGCGGAGAGGTTGGGATTAATGATCCTTATAACCAGAACCCTTTCTTTAGACAAGATGAGATTAACCAAACTGTTTTAGACAAAGCCTTGGAAGAGGATTTACTCAGGAAGAAGCAGCTTGCAATGACTGGTTTGTTTGCTGGTGATTCAGGGGACAGCGGTGTTCCTACGATTGATCCGGCTGTTATGGCTGCGTTGGAAGCTGAAAACAGCACAGCCCGTGGTGAGCGTAACAAAGCCTTCATGGACTATGTGATGAGGAACGACACAGATAGAAGCCTTGGTTTCGCTTTAGGTCTGACAGATAGCATGGGTGGTGTTACGCCCGGACGCGTCGCTCAAATGGCTAACATCTACGGCAGGACTCCCTCATTCCTACAAGGTTTGTTATCTCCTGACTACGGTAATGCTGCTGGATTCATGGGTCAGAACGATTCAATCTTTGGCGGGTACACATCAGGTGGTTTTGCTCCGATGGGCGCACAACAATCAGCAGCACTTGCAGCACAGGATTTAGGTTTGTTCGACACCCCAGAAGAACGTGCAGCGTGGTATGCAGAGGCAGACAGCGGTACAAGCAGGGATTCAAGTACGAATGACTCAGGTGGGTACACTGGAAATACAGATGTATCGCAGAGTGATTTTGGCGGTTATGGGTCAGAAGTGGGGTACGGTTGATGAGACACTCAGTAGGAAAACAACTAACAGCAGGGGTCGCTAATACAATTTTTACCGTCCCTAACGGCTACAAAGCTGAGATGGATATGTTGTTCATATCTAACCTCGACGCTAACAACAAAACAACCACAGCTTACTGGCAACATGCCCACGACATAAACCATAAGATTCGCATTATTGATTCTTACCCAATGGCTTCTCATTCTTTTGTTCAGTTCAGTCAAGGGTCGGTTGTATTGCAGCAGGGTGATTCTTTTGTTGTCCAACCAGAGGCAGGTGCGACTCAAAGCTGCATCGTCACGTTTGACCTAAGAAAAGAACCACAAACAGTCGCTTTTGATGGTGAATAAACTTGACAAAAACATAATTTTGTGGTATAATAGCAACAAAGGAAGAAATAAATGACATACTTAGAACTTGTCAATGCAGTATTACGCAGACTTCGAGAGAGTGAGGTAGCCACCGTACAAGGATCAGGTAATTCTAACTCTTATGCTCGTTTGATTGGAGACTTTGTAAACGAAGCAAAAGCTCAGATTGAGAACGCTTGGGATTGGAGTAGCTTACGAACCACCTTAGCGGTAATCACAACTCCTAATGTGTTTAGTTATGAATTAAACGGGACGCAGAATAACTTTGAAGTGTTAGATGTATGGAATAATACAGATGACATTCAAATGCAACCTAAATCGGCTAACTGGTTTAATACAGAGTTTCTAACAGCAACTCCTCAAACAGGTCAACCACTTTTCTATAACTTCAACGGCGTTACAGCAGATGGTGACGCTCAGGTGGATGTATACCCTATCCCTAACGGCGCGTATGAGTTATTGTTTAACGTAAGTTTGCGGAACTCGGTACTCACTACTGATTCTGATGTTATTTATATTCCAAGCCGCCCTGTAATTCTATTAGCTACTGCGATGGCTATTGAGGAACGTGGCGAAGATGGAGGACAGCAGAGTATTAACTCGTACCAGTTAGCGCAATCAGCTATTTCAGACGAGATTGCTTATGATGCAGCCCGTCACCCAGAGGACACAATTTGGTATAGCGTATGAAACAACTTCAAGCACTCTCAGTAGTCTCGCCCGGCTTTTACGGGTTAAACACGCAAGAGAGTGGCATCACCTTATCATCTAACTACGCTCAGCTTACTGACAACGTTGTTATTGATAAGTATGGTCGGCTAGGCTCACGTAAGGGCTGGCAGATGCGTACAGCGGATGGTGTTACTCAACTTGCTGGTGCTTCCATTGAATTCATGGTGGAGCACATTAACGCTGACAATACTTCTGTAACTTTGTCAGGTGGTAATAACAAACTGTTTAAGAACGGTGCGGATGGAGGTGCGTTGGTTGACATTACACCTAATCTCTACACTGTTACTGGTAATAATTGGAAAGGCGCATCTCTATACGATCACGCTTTAATAGTCCAGGCAGGGCATGAACCAATTGTGTATAACGAAGGTTCATCGCCAGTAACACAAACAATCACAGATTACACAGGAGTAACACAATCTTATGGAACTAACTTCCCTAGCGATGTTGTGGCTGCTTATGGTCGTTTCTGGGTTCACGATGGTTCTACTATCTATTGGACTACTGATATTGCTGATGTAGCTTTCCCAGCTTTTAATGGCGGTACAAGCGGATCATTAAATATCTCTGCCGTGCTGCCTAATAACGTAGACAATATTGTAGCTCTTGCCTCTCACAACGGCTTTTTAATTATCTTCTGTGAAAAGAACATTGTCATCTACAAAGGTGCTGAAAACCCACTAGGAGACTTCATGTTCCACGACACCATTGCTGGTGTTGGTTGCTCTGCCCGTGATAGTTTACAGAGCACTGGTAACGATTTAATCTTTTTGTCTGACACAGGTATTCGTAGCCTTGGTCGTCTGCTGCAAGAGAAATCCTTGCCTATGCGTGATCTAACTAAGAATGTACGTGACGATTTACTGAAAGATGTTTTACAGGAGCGTGTTAACGAAGGTAACCTCTCAGGCGTTAAATCAATCTATTCAGAGATCAACGCTTTCTACCTCCTGTCATTCCCTTCGACTTCGACTGTATATTGTTTAGATATGCGGCAGCCTTTGGAAGACGGTTCAAGCCGTGTTACTGTCTGGTATGCGTATCAAGCAAGTTCTTTCTTACGGCGTCGAGATCGGGAATTACTCGTAGGTAAAACAAACGGGATCGGACGCTACTACGGTTATAGCGATAACGGTGTTAAATACAGACTTCGTTACTTCTCTCACTATTTAGATATGGGAGCGCCTACAACATTAAAAATTCTAAAACAGATTAATGCAACGGTAATTGGTGGCAGTAACCAGTCTTTTGTTATCAAAACTAACTTTGATTACACAGAAGCCCCTAGGTCTTACCCTTTCACAATCGTTACAGGAGATGTAGCTGAATACGGTTCAAGCGAATACGGTATTGGTGAGTTCTCGTTTGGTATTATTCTGGACTCAATTAAGAGTAGTGTTGGCGGCAGCGGTAACACAATTCAAATTGGTTTTGAAGCTGATGTTAACGGCAACGAGTTATCGGTGCAAAAGATTGATATGTTTGTTAAAACAGGAAGGATGAGTTAATGGCTAACTATTTAAAGGCTACGGACTTCGCAGCCAAAGACGCCCTACTCTCAGGCGATCCTAACAAGATTGTTAAGGGTACAGAGATAAATGATGAGTTTGATTCTATTCAAACAGCCGTAAACAGTAAAGCTAATATTAGCTCTCCTGCTTTCACTGGTTCCCCTACTGCTCCTACGGCTACTGCGGGCACTAACAATCAACAACTAGCTACAACAGCTTTTGTCACCTCTGCTGTAAGTTCTTATGACGCTGCGCTTACTGTATCAACAGCCCAGATTGAAGACGATGCCGTAACAGCGGCTAAGTTAGCAGACACAGGCGTAACAGCGGCTACTTATGGTTCCGCATCAGAAATACCTGTTGTAACTGTTAACGCGCAAGGGCAGGTTACTTCTGCCACCACAACGGCTATCACCATTTCAGACCCAATAGGTGTAAACCAAACGTGGCAAAATATGACAAGCTCACGTGCTTTGAGTACAGATTATACCAATAGCACTGGTAGACCTATTCAAGTATCAGTGGGTGTCTACTACACGTATGATGGAACTCCAATATCAATTGTGGTAGACGGTGTTTCTTTCTTTTCTCTGAGAACTTATGGCGGCGGCGGTGTAGCAGCAACTATTGATTACCCCCTTTCTTTTATAGTACCAGCAGGTAGCACCTACAAAGTAACGGGCGGTTCTATTCGGGGTTGGTTTGAATTACGCTCTTAACAAGCTGAAAAGATAAGGAAATATTATGTCATTTTGGGATTTAGCGGGTAACGTGGCATCAGCCTTGATTACCAGAAACGCAATGAAAGACTCAGCAGCAGCTAACCAAGAAGCCGCGCAACAAGCCGCAGCAGCCGCTGAGTTTAAACCTTGGGCTGTCACCACTGGTTACGGGACTAGCTATTTCGATAAGGATAAAAACCAAGCGGGTTACAACATGAGTCCTGTCATGCAAGCGTTCCAAAACAGCTTGTATCAAGGCGCTGGTGACTTTATGGGGCAGATTAGTGCTGACCCACAGGTAGCGGCACAGGACTACATGAACCGACAGATGAGCTTGTTGCAAGGCTCACGTGGCGCTGAGGATATTGCCCTGCGTCAACAACAACTAAACCAAGGTCGCATCGGCTTGGGTCTTAGCGGTGAGGCGATGGGAGCAGGCGCTGGTACAGGGTATGTTAACCCACAACAGTATCAGCAGCAGTTGGCTCGTGCGATGGCTGACCAACAGATGGCGGCATCTGCTCAGGAATATGGTCAGGCTCAAATCGATAAAGCAATTTCTCGTGGTACTGGTTTGTTGTCTACGGGTATGGGTATTGAAGAAGCAGCTTTGAAACCGCTCACGTTAGGTGCTGATATTGGCAACCG